TTGGTCCACACGAACACACTGCTCCCAGTTGACAGGGTGAGCACAACTCACCACTACAACAGAAAAGAATGCTCGTAGGTGGATCCAGAGACTAAACATTATCTGTCGCCAGATTTACGATTTTCTGAATAGTAAGCATCAAAGGTTCCCGTGGGATAACGCTTTGACAATTTATCAATATTACGATCAAGAACTTCTTCAAGAGAAATATCAAGTGCCATGCATGCCTGAGCAACATACCACATAACATCGCCCAATTCAATCTTTAGATGCTCAATGTTATCTTCTTCCCAAGGCTTTCCTTGGAAAATGATCTTCTTAACAATCTCCATGAACTCACCACCTTCAGCAGAGATACCTACAGCAGCAGTTAGAAGACGCTGAATCTCACAACCACCTGCTTGAAGAGCAGCAATTCTAGCAATAAATTGTGAGGGATCTTTAGAGGGAGCACTGGTTACTTGATCGACAAACTCAAGGTAACCATCCTTGGGAGGGGTTTGAGAAGAAGTCAAGACTACCGGAATGGTAGGTTCAGGGGAAGCTTCAGGGGGAGCAGGAGGAGTAGGAGGAACAGGAGTGGGTGGATTTTCAATAGCTGGGTTACCAAGTTGAGCACCCTTAGGATCTTCTGGATTATCAGACCAACCCTCAGTACCAGGATCACCAGGTTCTACCTCCCAAAACTCCTTGGCACGAGGACGGCGAGGAGGAGTAGCAGTAGGACGCTGTGGATCGGGTGTCCCATCAGCGATTGCATTAGAATAAGTAGGCATAATTATGATTGTGGAGAAGTGAATTGTGGGTGATAATTGAATAATGTATCTAGTCGGAAATGCTCCCAGGTATAAGAAACAATATCAGCATTTTTTTCTTCAAAGTCTAAATTTTCTGGTTGAATAGAATAAAAAGCAGATAATACTATTCTTTCCTTATCAGAAAACCAGTTAGGTTTGATGTAAGGATTATGAATACACCCTGTGGGATAGACCACAAGGCTATTATACATCATAGTAGCAGAACTTTCAAATTTAAAATCCTCATAGTCATGAACTTGAAACCATTTATCTATTGACTGTTCCTCATGACGATCATAGAAGTTGATTAAGGTATTTTTATCCTCCCTATTAAAGTCTAAGACATTGTTCTTACCCCTCCAAGACCAAAATCCAGTAGTTACAGGGTCAGAACTTTTTGAGAGATTGATGTTTGCAACAATGCATGGTCTCTCACTCTCAATACTATCAAATGGATCTGAATCCATATGAGGATAACAACAAAGTCCCCCAGTAACATCTAATCCCATTGTACCGCTCGTAGCTTGAGTGTACATATCAATTATTGACATGTCATTAACACCAAAAATTTTCTTAAATTTTTGAGTAAGTTGATGTCCAAGCATAGAGAAAAGATTTGGAGTGAATTGGTGTGTCATTCCAGGACGAACAATATCACTATCATCAAAGTCTTTAGTCTCCCAGTAGTCAAGACTTTCTAAAAACTCTTGAACTTTGTCTGGATAAAGAAAAACATTATTTGCAATAAGGATTGGAACATTACCAGGCAGTAAATGATATTCAAACTCAAGGTTATTTACCTCTGAGATTTCTTTCCAAATTTTTGTTGATGAGTTAATCAAATTTAAATCCCTCAAACTTATTCTCTTTTGTAAAAGAATCAGCTACATTGTTTTCATCTCCAGAACCAAGTAGAGATCCACCATCCGATTGTTCACAATCGTATAACCTCATCTTAGCGCGATCTATTCCTACCACAAACCTCTTATTCATTGTTGGATCACCGTATCTATTCTTCAATTGCTTCACCATGATCTGCCCGAGTCCTTCAAGATCTTCAGATGAAATAAGGGCAAACATAAGATCAGCAGTAGCAGGGAGACCAAAGGACTCACTAGTGTCAGTAATGTCAACATCACTGCTACTATAACCAGAACGAGTGGTCTGGGTGGCAGAAACGATAGGGACCTGGGCTTCGACAGCCAATCCTCTAAGTTCTTCAGCAATAGCCTTGATATAGCTATAAGAATTGACACCGACTGCTCCGCGATACCTAGCGGAAGCACAAATATTAAGGTAGTCAATGAAAATAATATCAGGGCGAAAAGATTTCTTAAGTGCCAGATCGTTGAGAAGAGATTTAAAATGGCCACTATGGGCACTTGCTGTTGGATATTCTTTAATTATAAGAGTTCCCTGAGTTTTTGCAGCAACCTTAGATACTTTTGTCTCGAAAAGATGACGAGGCAACTCACTCAAATCTCTAATGTTAACATCAAGAAGATTGGCGTCGATTCTCTCAGCAATCTTTTCCTCGGACATCTCCATAGTTATGTAAAGGACATTCTTTCCCTGAAGAAGTACAGAACTTGCAACATGACACATAAAGAGAGACTTACCAACACCAGTACCAGCTAAACCAATAGTAAGTGTTTTATTAGGTAGACCACCTTTTGTGATTTTATTAAAGTATTCGAGATCAAATGGAATCTTATTTTCTTTACGATGGTATGATTCGTAGCGTTCCTCATAGTCCGCAAGATAATCATGTCCGATATGATTATCAAAAGAGACTGCAAGAGCATCCGACAAGATACTGGGAATAGCATCTCTAGTCTTTTTAGAATCTTGCCCGTCAGCAATTTGAATGGACTCCATCAGAGCCAAATAGATTGCACGGTCGCGACACCACTTCTCAGTAGCATCAAGTAACCACTGAGTATGAGTATCGCTTTGAGTTAGAACCTCAACCAAATTTAAGGTATCTCTGCATTCCTGTTCAGAAAGATCATCACGATTCTGAACCTCAATACTAAGAATCTCTGGAGTGAGAATCTTATCATACTCATTTACAAAAGAACTTATCTCCTCAAAAATAATTTTTTCAGCACGATCATCATAATAATCAGGTTCTATAAAAGGAAGAACCTTTCTGAGAAACTCTTCATCATGGATGAGGTTCCTCAGAATAGTCAATTCAATGCGGTCACTCATCATTCGCCATAGCTAAATTCTTTGCGAGCAATCTCGTCAAGTTGTTGCATTACTTCTTCAGTAAAATACTTTTCAGGTTCCTTGTAGACTTGCTTGGCATAGACTTTCTTACCATCAATCTCATAACGACCCGCAACATTCTTCCAGAGACCCCCAAGTTCTCCTAATTCAAGCAATCCATAATGACGATCAAGTCCACGCTCATCATAGTATAAACGAATAGTGACATCCTTGTTCTCCTTACTCAGACGAGACTTAGCAGTCTTTGCCTTGATAAGGTTTCCAACGACATCGGTGCCATCTTTTTCTTTTTTCTTGGACAAATAAATGATGGTGGATGCAGCGTACTTGAGCCCACTACCTCCTCCCATTTCTTTTGTAGGTACATATGCGCCGATGACATCGTAAGTGTGATTGGTAACGATCATAGGTATTTTAGCCTGTCCCAACTTCAATGTCAACATCCTGAAGGCACCTTTGACCAGTTGTGATTTTGTCATATCACGAACCTGCTTCTCGTCAAGAGCATCACGGATCTCTTTCTCAGTTGAGAGCATGCCAAGAGAATCTAATACAAACATACATGGTTTGCGCTCTCCTTCGGGTTTCTTTAGATACAAATCAACTGCTTTCAATGCTTTACTACGAAACTCTTCGATAGTTACAACATTGACAACTACCAAGCGATCAAGAGGTAGTCCACGGCTCTCCAGAAGAGACTTATTAATTGCTGCCTCAGTGTCAAAGTAGAGACAATAACCGTCAGGATTAGCGTTAAGGAAATTTTGAACGACGGCGAGGCTAAAGAAAGTTTTGCCAGTGCTAGACTCCCCAGCAATGGCAGTAATCTTATTCCCAGAACAACCACCAAATATACTACCTGAAACGAGTCCGTTAAAAATGTACGAACCTGTGTCCACATAAGTTTCAGTGTCGTCAATATCTTTTGCCAGTTGAGTATAGTCATCTCCAATCTCTTTTACAATCTCTTTAAGAAAATCCATTCAACTCCATCTCAATGTTTTCAAGTATTCTAGCACATTTTCACGCACTGACAGCAATTCATTAAAGCATTTTTGGTTATGAGCACAGGATCTAAGTTCTTGATCTGGCTTATGAACGGACTCAATAAAAAGATCAAGTCCTCTATTCCACTTTTCTTGATCGTTCATGAGAAGAAGTCCTCTAAAGTTGCAGTTTTTTCTACAGACCACCCAATAGCATCTAGAATTGTCCTCAAAGGTTCTAAGAATGCCTTGCTAAATTGAAGATCGTAGTCAACATATCTAGTAATATTTAATTCCTTGGGAAAATCTTGAATGAATGAAATAACATTCTCATGAATGATATTCGGTTTCTTCAAATAGCAGAATTTAATCTTTTCACCATTTTGAATGAGCGAATACTTGTTAGTGAGATTCGCTTTCTTAATATAATGATTGTATAGAAGAGCTCCACGACAGTGGATTGGTGTTCCCTTAGAATAAATGTCCGAAGAGGATTTATATTTTGCAACATCACTGACAGATCTTGGAAAAGAAATGTCCTCTGGAGTTAGTTGCTTGAATTTCTTACGGCAGTCATCTATGTAGTCTAT